GGCTTCTATAATAATATTTATAACAATAACTAATATATAAACATGGCAAATACCAGTGTATTTTCAAGATTAAGAAGATTATTTTCAACAGACGTTATTATACGTAATGTTGGTGGTGATCAACTAAAAGTAATAGATAGTAGTACTATTCAACAAATGGGTGGAATTGAAACAAATTCCTTAGTAGATAGGTATAATAGAATATACACTACCGCCCCTTCATCCTTATTAGGAAGACAATTTAGCTTTAATTATCAATGGTTAAGACCTCAATTATACTCAGAATATGATGTAATGGACACAGATGCAATATGTGCTTCAGCACTTGATATTGTTGCTGATGAATCTACTCTTAAAAATGATATGGGTGAAGTACTTCAAATTAGAAGTTCAAATGAAGATATACAAAAAATACTTTATAATTTATTTTATGATGTATTAAATATTGAATTTAATTGTTGGATGTGGGTAAGGCAAATGTGTAAATATGGTGATTTTTTCTTAAAAATGGAAATAGCTGAAAAATATGGTGTTTATAATGTAATACCTTATACAGCATTTCATATTGAAAGACAAGAAGGGTACAATACTGAAAACCCACAAGAAATTAGATTTAAATACAACCCAGATGGTATAATTAGTGATAGTACAGGAATGTATGGTACAGGTTATGGTCAGGGTGGAGCTGAAGATAATGGTATATTCATTGATAATTATGAAATGGCTCATTTTAGGTTAATATCTGATGTTAATTATCTTCCTTATGGTAGAAGTTATTTAGAACCAGGTAGAAAATTATTTAAACAATACTCACTAATGGAAGATGCAATGTTAATTCATAGAATTGCTCGTGCACCTGAAAAAAGAGTATTTTATATGAATGTTGGGGCTATACCGCCAAATGAAATAGAGGCATTTATGCAAAAAACTATTTCCCAAATGAAACGTACTCCTTACATGGATGAAAATACTGGTGAATATAATTTAAAGTATAATATGCAAAATATGCTTGAAGATTTTTACATACCAGTTAGGGGTAATGATACAACAACTAGAATTGATACTACTAAAGGTTTAGATTATGATGGAATTCAAGATGTTGAATATTTAAGAAATAAATTATTTGCTGCTCTTAAGATACCTAAAGCATTTTTAGGATATGATGAAAATGTAGAAGGTAAAGCTACATTAGCAGCTGAAGATATTAGATTTGCTCGTACAATTGATAGAATACAAAGAATTATTTTATCTGAATTAAATAAAATAGCATTAGTTCATTTATATACTCAAGGCTACACAGATGAAAAGTTAACTAATTTTACATTAGAAATGACTACACCATCTATTATTTATGAACAAGAAAAAATAGAATTATTAAAATCAAAAGCTGAATTATCAGCTCAATTATTGGAACAAAAATTAGTTCCATCTGATTGGATTTATGATAATTTATATCACTTTAGTGAAGGTGAAACAGAAGAATATAGAGATTTAGTTAGAGAAGATTCTAAAAGACAATTTAGAAATGCTCAAATTGAAGCAGAAGGGAATGACCCTGTTAGTACAGGTAAATCATATGGTACACCCCATGATTTAGCTTCATTATATGGTAATGGTAGAATGTATTCTAACCCAGGAGGGGTTCCAAAACCAGAAAAATATGCTGCTGATGATCCTAAGTTAGGTCGTCCTAAAAAACAATCAACTAAGAGAAATACCCAAGATGATAATTTTGGTAAAGATAGATTAGGTGTAAATAGAATGAAAGATACTGATAAAAATGATGGAAATTCTTTAAACCCTAAAACCAAAGGAGGTTCATTAGCTTTAGAAAGTGCTAGAATAACTTTTTTAAAGAATAAAGATATATTTAAATCTTTAAATACTTTAAATAAGAAAAAACTAATATTTGAAGAAGATAAAGATGATTCTAATTTACTTGATGACTCTCAACTAAAAGGCTAATATTTATAAATAAATATATTTTTTGATGAAAATAAAACATTCTAAATTTAAAAACCCTGGTATACTTTTCGAATTATTGGTTAGACAAATAACAGCGGATACATTAAGAGGTGCAGATTCTCCTGCTATTGATATGATAAAAAAACATTTTGTTAAAACAGAATTAGGTCGTGAATATAAATTATACGAAACTATATTAAAATCTAGAGTTTTAAACGAAGGAAGAGCAAATATGTTTATATCTACAGCAATAGATAATTCTAAAAAACTAAATAGATCAGCTTTAAAAAAACAAAAATATAATTTAATTAAAGAAATTAAAGATTGTTATAAAGTTGAGGAATTTTTTGGGGCTAAAATTAAAAATTATAAAGAATTAGCATCATTATATACTTTAATAGAGGGATCACACTCAGAAAAATCTACAAATACACAACAATTAATTGATAATAAAATTACATTATTAGAATTTTTAACAAAACAAGAAACTTCTGAAGAACGTAAACAAACAGTTTTAGAAGAATTTTCATCATATGATAAAGATACAAGAATTTTAACATACAAAGTATTAATTGAAAAATTTAATACTAAGTATGATGGTTTAAGTAAAGAACAAAAACAAGTATTAAAAGAATATATTAATTCTGTAGATTCAACACCATCACTAAGAAATTTTTATAATTCTAAAATAGTAGAATTAAAAACAATACTTTCTGAAGTAATAAATAATATAAAAGATAAAGCTACTCAAATTAAGGTAAATGAGGTTTCTAAATTATTAATGGAACTAGGTAAAACAGATAAAGTAGATAGTGATAATCTTGTAGACCTACTTCAATATTATGAATTAATCCAAGAAATAAAAATAGCGAATGGCTCACAAATATAAACTTACTGAAGCTCCCGAAGATAATTTACCTAAAGTTGATAAAACAGGTAAATTTAAAGTAGGAGATGTTAAAATTGATGGTGGAGTTAAATCAACCGTTAAGGATATAAATAAAGAAACAGGAGGAATTTCTTGGGATATAGAATATATACCTAACTTTGAGGAATTATTTGATGATGCAAGTAATTTAGTTAAAACCTCTAAAGGTGTTTATACTAAAGCAAAAACAGATGATAAATTAAAATTAATATATGATGAAGCTCGTGTATTAAGAAATAAAATACGTACACATATTAGGAATGAATATCCTGATGAGTATAGAAAAATAACAATGAAAATGTCTGAAGGATTAGATGAAAACCAACTATCAGTTACTGATATGATTAATCTTAATGATAAAAGAGTTGAAGCTGTAGCAAAAGCTATAATGGATAAATATGACATTCCTGATGACGGTAGGTTAAAGGGTGTAATTAGAGTAGCACTATCAGATTATTTAGAAGAAATGTTTTCTAAAAATATACTTGATACAAATGAAAAAGAAGTAGAAGAGATGTCCACTTCTGGAGCAGCCGGTGCTTATTTAACACCATATGCCTTTAGGTTAAATAAAAAAGCATTAGGAACAGATGATGATACTTATGTTAAACAATTAGGATATAAATTAGCCCCTAATCAAGTTAAACAGTAATTGGAGCTAGAAGCTACATATGTATAATATGAAATATAAGATAGTTAAAGAAAATAAAACAAAAGAAGAACAATTTCAAGAAGATCGTATTAATGCCTTTAGTGAAATTGAAAATCGATTAGAAGCAATTAAAAAGCCATTAAGGCAAGCTAAAATCGAAACTATAAAATACTATAGAGAAAACCCAAATAGTTTTTCTGTAGTAATAGGAACAGATTTAATAAATGATTATATAAAAGACATTGAAACATTATTAAAAAAATAATATGAAAACATTACAAGAACAGTACAACCTAATTAAAGAAGGAAAAGGACATAAAGATGTGTTTCTTAAAGAAGCAAAATCACGTTTTCCTAATATGCTTACTAATTCTATGAATTTTACAGAAGCTGAAAAAATTCTAACTAATAGAAGTGTAATACAAGAAAATTATGTTGATTTAAAACCAATAACAAAAATTGAAAGTTTAAATGGTCCTAAAAAAGATTTTGAATTAGCTTTTGAAAAATTCCTATCAGAAGGAGAAGATCAATTATCTCCAATAATTAATGATGCAGGAAAACCTAATGCTACGGAAATAAAAACTCCAGCAGAATCTAAAGCTAAATTTTCAATAAATGATAATGGAACGGGTCAATTTAAAGAAAATAAAGAGGTTGAAAATAGTTTAGATAATCAATACCCATATTCACCATCAGAAAATAATATTAATAATGTTAGTGGTCAAGAATTAATTAATGGTGTATATTATGAATGTAAAGCAAATCCAGAATTAGGATTAAGAGAAGCTCAAGAATTAGTAGTTAAAAATTTATCTAAAGATCCTTTACATTATGTAAAAGAAGGTCAATTTGGTGAAGCAATAGGATACCAAACAGAAAATGGTGGCATGAAAAAAAATAAAGGTGAAACTTATGGTGGTAGTGGATATAGTGAAAAATTAGAAGACAGTAATAATCATTACGCAGTAGTAAAAGAAGATAAAGAAGATAAACTTAAAGATTTAATTAAAGAATCATTAGGTGGTGTAGTTACTACAGGTAATCCAAATAGTTTAGCTGCAATGTATGGTCAAGTTATTAGAGATGTAATGAATGAAGATGAAGGAACTAATTCATTAGATGAATTCGTAAATGAAATTAACGAAGATAAATTTGATGAAGCTAGACAAGAAGCAATAGAAAATTCACAAGAAAGAGCAGGTATTGAAGAAGAAGCAAGACCTGACTACCCAGATGTAGATAAAGATGGTGATAGAGAAGAATCAATGGAAAAAGCTCTTAAAGATAAAAAAGATAAAAAAGTTAAAAAAGAATCAATTGATTCAAAACTAACAGAAATAGGTAAACAAGGTGATATTGTTAAATTAGAAGCTCAATTAGAATATTTATCAAATCATATTGATGAAAAAATAGATAGAGTAAGTTCAATTAATGAAGATGATAATCTTAAAGAATTAATTGATAAATCTAAAATGAAGGCAATGCAAAAAGAAATCAAGCTTTTAGAAAAAAGAAAAGGTAAGATGGAAAAAGTGTATGAAAAAATGTGTGGTAAAAAATATGCTAGAAAAGAAATGATGGATGAAGATAGTAATGCTAATTCAAACTATGGTAGTAATGAAGGTAGCAATGAAAATAGCAATGATAATCCAGCAGTTGATCAATCATACTCTGGTTTAGAAAAATTCAGACAAGGAGTAAATGAAGAAGAAGTAGATGAATCATTTGATTCATTAGCTAAAAAATTAGATAAGCAAAAGGGTGTAGATAAAGAATATGCTGGTAAAATTGCTGGTAAAATAGCTAATTTAAAAAGAAAAGGTGCTGGTAAAGGACCAACAGCTAAACAAAAGAAAAGAATGGAAGAAGATAATGAGGTTAATTGGAATGATAAAAACAATCCAACTAAAGGACCGTCTGGAGAAAGAGATCCAAGACAAGTAGGTCAGTCAGTAAGCCCTTATTCTACAACAAAATAAAAATATGAGCAAAAAGCTATTAATAGAAACTCATACTGTATCTGTATCCCCTATAACTTTAACTGAAAATGTTAATAAAGAAAATGGAAACCTTTTAGTAGAAGGTATTTTAGCTACAGCTGAAGTAAAAAATGGTAATGGTAGATATTATTCTAAAGATCTCTGGAATAGAGAAATGGAAAAATATTCTGAATTAATAGAAGAAAGACGCTCAATGGGGGAATTAGACCACCCAGAATCCTCTGTTATTAATCTAAAAAATGTATCACATATTATTAGTGAATATTGGTGGGATGGAGATAATGTGTTAGGTAAAATAGAAATTCTACCTACTCCATCAGGTAACATATTAAAAGAACTTATTAAACATGGTGTTACTGTAGGGGTATCATCTCGTGGGATGGGTTCATTAGAAGATAGAGGTGGTGTAATGGAAGTACAGGATGATTTTGAATTATTATGTTGGGACTTCGTTTCTACACCTTCTAACCCAGGATCTTTTATGCATAGTATAAAAGAGGGAAAACAAATGGTTAATTATGATTATACTAGAACTAATCAAATTTTAACTGAAATCCTTTGTTCAAAAGGTTCTTGTCCAATAGTGTAATTTTACAAAATATTCATATACGTATAACCGTAATATGCCATCCTTTATATGGCATCAGATAAATAATAATTCTTATTACGATTCCTGAATAATCGTATTTCCCAAAAACAATTTTGTGATTATGTCAAAAAACCGAGATTTGCTTAAAGAAGCAATCGCTGATGCTAAATCTGTTAAAGAAACAGCTATCGCGAATGCTAAGCTCGCACTTGAGGAAGCTTTTACTCCACATTTAAAATCAATGATGTCTGCCAAATTAGAAGAAATGGATAACGACGAAGATGAGGTTAAAGAAGAAGTAACAGAAGAATCAAAAGAAGACAAAGTTGATGAAGAAATCAACTTAGACGAATTACTTGCAGAATTAGATAGTGAAGAAGTTAAAGAAAACAAACGTACAGATGCTGAACAAGAAGGCTATAAGGACGGATTCGAAGACGCTAAAGACGACATCGAAAAAGAACTTAAATCTATGAAAGTATCAGAAGAAGTATCCGAAGAAATTACTGAAGATGCTAGAACTGATGCTGAAGAAGAAGGCTACGAAGACGGCATGAAGGACGAAAAGGAAGATATGGACGATGACATGGATGACATGGAAATTGACCTTGACGACTTATCTGAAGACGACTTAAAAAACTATATTGAATCTGTGATTAAGGACATGGTAGAAGCTGGTGAATTAGAACCAGGTGACGAATTCGAAGAAGAGGATGTTGAAGTTGAAGATGTTGAAGACATGGATGTTGAAGACACTGTAGACGTAGACGTAGAAATCGACGAAGCCAAAGAAGAGATTGATGAGAAAAAAGAGTACATGACAAAAAAGGAAAAAGCTGAAGGCGACGATCGTGATTACGATAATGAAGCTGAAGCTGAAACTGAAAAAATGCGTAAAATGGAAGAAGATTTAACAGTAGCATTAGATGAAGTAAATTCATTGAAAACTGAGTTAAATGAAGTAAACCTATTAAACGCTAAATTACTCTACACTAACAAAATCTTCAAATCGAAAAACTTAACTGAAGACAAAAAAGTTAAGGTATTAAAAGCATTTGATAATGCTAAGGATGTTAAACATGCTAAAACAATTTTTGAAACATTAAATGAAGGATTATTAGATAATAAATCTAATAACTCAAGAATTAGTGAAATAAGAAAAGGTTCAGCATCAAAAGCTACAGGAAAAGCTCCAGTAACTAAAAAACAACCTATAGTAGAATCTGATGTTATGGTAGCTAGATTTAAAAAACTAGCTGGAATCATTTAAAATAAATTATTAATCTCTAAAAAATTAAAAAATGAGCTTAAATTCATTATTAGAAAGCGCGAACCCATATCATTCTTTACAGAGTGACGCAGCTAAATTAGCTAACAAATGGGAAAAAACGGGTCTTTTAGAGGGTTTACAAGAAAATAATAGAAATAACATGTCTATGATTCTTGAAAATCAAGCTAAACAACTCGTTGTTGAAAGTTCACAAACTGGTGGTGGAACTGCCTCTACAGGTAAATTCACAGCTGGAACAGGTGGACAATGGGCAGGAGTAGCTCTTCCATTGGTAAGAAAAGTATTCGGACAATTATCGTCTAAAGAATTCGTTTCTGTACAACCAATGAATCTACCTTCAGGTCTAGTATTTTTCTTAGATTTCCAATACGGATCTACTAAGGCACCATTCACTGCAACGTCTTCATTATATGGAAACACTACGTCTGCAGTAGAGCCATTTGGTAACACAAATGCAGGTGGTCTTTATGGATCTGGTAGATTTGGATATTCTATTAACAACACACAATCCAATATTGGTGCAGCAACATGGTTAGCAGTTGCTTCAACAGCTTCTTGGAGTGATGTTGATTTTGATTCTGATCTTTCTGCTTCAGCAGTAGGTGATGCTTTAATCAAAATTACAGTAGCAGATTCTTTATTACCTAGCTATGATGCAGAAGGTGTTAAAGGATTCTATTGGTCAGGTTCAACTAGCTTAACTGCTAATTACCCTGCATACACTAAAGTAGTAGGTTCAGATGTAATTTTCATCGTACCTTCAGCTTCTATCCAAGACAATGCACAAGATGCATTAATTACTTACCAACTTCAACCAACTGATCAATACAGAGGTGACTTTGAGGACAATAACCCAGCGTTAAATGCTGCAAACTCTCCTGCTATTGACATTCCAGAAATCAATGTACAGATGAAATCATCTGCTATCGTTGCTAAAACTAGAAAATTGAAAGCTGTTTGGACTCCTGAGTTCGCTCAAGATTTAAATGCTTACCATTCTCTAGATGCTGAAGCTGAATTAACTTCAATCTTAAGTGAGTACATTTCATTAGAAATTGACTTAGAAATCTTAAGTATGTTGTTAGAATCAGCAGCTGCTGGAAACGAAGTATGGTCTGCAATTAACAACCAAGCAAACACTAGCCAAGCAGGTAATGGTACATTTAGTGACCTAGGATTTTACAATTCTCAAGGACAATGGTTCCAAACATTAGGAACTAAAATCCAAAAGTTAAGTAATATCATTCACCAGAAAACACTTAGAGGTGGTGCTAATTTCTTAGTATGTTCTCCAACTGTAGCAACAATCTTAGAATCTATTCCAGGATTTGCTGCTGACACAGATGGTGATGCTGCTAAAATGAGCTATGCTTTTGGTGTACAAAAAGTTGGTCAATTAAACGGAAGATATAAAGTATACAAAAATCCATATATGACAGTTAACACTATCTTATTAGGATTTAGAGGTTCTCAGTTCTTAGAAACTGGTGCTGTATTTGCTCCATATATTCCATTAATCATGACTCCGCTTATCTACGATCCATCTACGTTCACACCTAGAAAAGGATTATTAACTAGATACGCTAAGAAAATGGTTAGACCAGAATTTTATGGTACAATCGATATAGTTGGATTAAATACTCTATAGTAATTAATTTCAATTAAATTGAATAGTTAGATTAAGAGCCCCGCATTAGCGGGGCTTTTTTTTCCTATTTATAATAATAAAAATATTTCTAATATTTATAATAAAAATAACAATGGCTGATTTTAATCTTTTAATAAGAGAAAGACTCTTTACAGACTCAAACCCAAGAGGTGGTGATTATAATTTAACAATATCTAATGTAACCTACTCTGATAATAGGGTTTTAACTGTACCTTCAGGATCTGAAACAACACTATTTAACATAGCAGAAACAGTTGGACCAGGTCAAATTATATCTAGTAGTTTAAAATACGCTAGAATAACTAATTTAAATACAACTCACTCTATAAATTTATCCTTATACTCAGGTTCAGGAGTTTATAAAAAAGAAGTAGTTAATTTTGATCAAAAACCAGGTGGTACATTTATGTTATCATCTGCAGATTTTACTTCAAGTATAGACATTGAAGGGGTTAATGAAGATTATGGTCAAATATCATCTGTTACTGCATTTCCTTCTGGTAGTGTAGGCAAAATGGAGTATTTTTTAGTGTGTAATTAAAAATAAATAATTTATGAATGTACCAATTTGGGAAGGTAGTTCCTCATTTCAACCAGGACAAACACCTTTTGGATTTTATGATTATCAAGAATCATTTCAAATAGATGCTGATAAGGTATCCATATTTTGTGCTAACAGAATGGGTTATCCTTTAGTTGATATAGAATTACAATCAGGTTCTTTTTATACAGCTTTTGAAGAAGCTATTACTATATATGGTAATGAATTATATGCTTATAAAATTAGAGATAATATTTTATCATTTGAAGGTTTACCATCTGGATCAAACCAAAATAATACTATTGTAACTCCTAATTTTGACATAATTTTTAGATTAACTCAACAATATGCATCAGAAGCAGGAGTTGGAGGTAATGTTCCTTGGTATACAGGAAGAATTCCCCTAACAGCAAGTGTTCAAGATTATGATTTAAATAATTGGGCAGCAGAACAAGGAATAACAGGTTCTTTAGGTATAGAAATAACAAGAGTATTTTATCAAGAATCACCAGCTATAACAAGATATTATGATCCTTATGTAGGTACTGGATTTGGTACAATGAATTTATTTGATTCATTTGGGTTTGGTGGTGATAGTCCAGCTGTAAACTTTTTAATGATGCCTTTAAATTATGATTTAGCAGTTATTCAACAAATAGAAATGAATGATATGATTAGGATGTCTAATTATAGTTTTGAAATTCATAATAATAAAGTTAGATTATTTCCAATACCACAAACAGGTAGTGGACATTTAGTATTTGAATACATGAAGAGGAATGAAAGAATAGAAAGTGGGTCTATTGTAGTTCCTGATGGAACAGCTACAAATGTATCAAATGTACCTTTTGCAAATCCAAATTATAATGAAATTAATCCTATTGGTAGACAATGGATATTTGAAATGACATTAGCAATTGCAAAAGAAATGTTAGGATATGTAAGAGGTAAATATAGTACAATTCCAATACCAAATGCAGATGTAACATTAAACCAATCAGATTTAATAGCAGCAGGAACAGCAGAAAAAGTAGCATTATTAGAAAGATTAAGAGCATATTTTGATGAAACATCAAGGTTAGGATCCTTAGATAGAAGAGCTAAAGAAGCCGAAGCCGTTATGATTGAAACATCAATGGTGCCCTACACAATTTATATAGGATAATATGGCAATGTTTGGTAGAAGTAGAGATGTGAGTTTAGTTAACAAACTAAACCGCGAATTATTGGGTAATATAATTACTCAACAAGCATCTTTTTATAAGTATAAATTAGAAGAAACTAAAGTTAATTTATATGGGGAAGCTGCAGGGGAAAAATTCTATGATGGTCCTTTTCTATTTAATTGTTTAATAGATAGAGATCCACAAGAATATGGAGAAACTGAAGAAGGTATATTTTTTAATCAAAGAATTAATTTTTACTTCTTTAGACAAGACTTAGTAGATGCCTTAATACAACCTGAAATTGGAGACATTGTTCTGTATCAAGAGGGGTATTTTGGAGTACATAGTACAATTAACAACCAATACTGGACAGGTAAGAATCCTACGTATCCTAACGAGGCAAACCCATTAAATCCAGGATTAGGCGATTTTGGTGCTAGTATATCTACATTAGTAGAATGTTATTATATTCCTGCTGATAAAGTAGCAATATCACCTTATAAAGAAAGATTCTAATGGCAAAAATAAGAAAACCAATACCAACGACCCAAAGACAATTAAGTGCTGAACAACAAACAGCATTCGATAGGTTAAGAGGCAACCCTAATCTTCCAGTTACAACTCCAAATGAACAACAAACTGGTATACCATTTAATAGATCAGAAAAAATGAGCTATAGAAATGATGATACTAAACCCTTTTCTATTGGACTTAAAGATTTAGATGAAGCAGTATTTTATTATTTTGATAATGTAATTAAACCTTTTGTTACCCAAAATGGAAATAGAAGAGAAGTACCTGTTATATATGCTGCTCCTGAAAGGTGGGTATCATTCCAAAAAGATAGTTATTATAGAGATAAAAAAGGTGCTATTATGTTACCTATTATTGTAATTAAAAGAGATTCAATCTCTAAAGATAGGTCAGTTTATAATAAATTAGATGCTAATGGACCTAACTTATACCAATCATGGCAAAAAAGGTATTATGGTGGTAATTTTTATAGTGCTTTTGATGTATTAAATAATAGAAAACCTGTTGTACAATATGAAGCAATAGCAGTACCAGATTTTGTTACTTTAGAATATAGTTGTTTAATACAAACATACTATATGGAACAATTAAATAAAATAATTGAAGCATGTGAATATGCATCAGATTCATATTGGGGTAATCCTGAAAGATTTCAATTTAGAGCAAGAATTGACCAATTTACCTCTACAACCGAGTTATCAGCAGGTAATGATAGATTGGTAAAAGGTAATTTTAATATTAGTTTAAAAGGATATATTATACCTGATACTATACAAAAAGATGTTACAGCTATTCAAAAATGGAACTCAAAAGGTGTAGTATCTATAACAAATGAAGTTGTATCCGATGCTAGTATTTTTGGTGAAGGAAATGTTATAAATCCTAATGGAGTTGGGTACACTAAAGGTAGACAATAGTTTGGATACCCGAAAAAATTTCATTATATTGTTACATCAATTAAGTTATATATATGCCAAAACCCAAAATATATTTTCATACTAGTTATATAGGAGCTGGTGGTTATAATAACCATGCCCAAAATCTAATTCATGAATTATCAAAATTATCTGAAGTAAAGATACGAAATTTTTCTATATCTCCAAAGACATGGAATGGGATGAATGATGAACCCCACAATGGTGAAGAATATTTAGATGATAATAAGAAAAAATTACTAAATTGCCAAGCATTATGGGTTAATGAAGGATCTCATAAATACCTACAGGATCATCCTATGTATACTAATTATCCTAATGAATTTAAACATAATGTTAATATTATATTAAATGAATGTAACCATCATTTTTATCATAGTGCTTATAAGGGTCCAAAAATAGGTTATTTAGTATGGGAATCTACAAGAGTAGAACCTAATTTTTTTAAATTATGGAATACTTTTGACCAATTATGGGTAGCTTCTGATTGGCAAAAACAATGTACTATAGAACAGGGAGCAGATCCTGATAAAGTTAAAGTAGTACCCGAAGCAGTAGATGGTAATAAATTTAAACCAGATCCAAATATTGAATTACCTGATTATGATGATGGTAGATTTAAATTTATACATTTTGGTAGATGGGATTATAGAAAAAGTACTAAAGAAATAATTGATGCTTTTTTAGATGAATTTGACCCTGAAGAACCTGTAGATTTAATATTATCTATTGATAACCCATATGCAAAAGATGGTTTTTCTTCAACTGAAGAAAGAATGGTTGAGTATAATATGGAAGATCCAAGATTAAAAATAATTCATTTTCCATCTAGAGAAGATTATGTAAAGTATTTACAAAAAGGTCATGTATTTTTATCATGTGCTAGATCTGAAGGATGGAACTTACCTTTAATTGAAGCCATGGCTTGTGGCACCCCTTCCATATGGTCAGAATGTAGTGGACAATTAGAATTTGCTAAAGGATTAGGATTACCAGTTAAAATAAGTCATAAAGAACCAGCACAAAGAGGAGAATTTCATTCATTTCATAGACATTTACTAGCAGGAGAATTTTATGAACCTGATTTTAAAGATTTAAAAAAAGTAATGAGAGATGCTTATAAGAATTATGATAAACATAAAAAACAAGCATTAATAGAATCAGAAATAATTAGAGAAAAATTTACTTGGGAAAATGCCGCAAAAATAGCATATGATACTGTTGATGATTTTATAAATAAAATCCCAGAAAATAAAATTGAAATTTCATTTAATTTNGGTCCTAANGTTGANGTAAAAGGCCATCATGATAAAGAATATAAAGTTGAATTTATTAATNGTGAAACAAATGANGTTTTACATTCTGCAATAATTTCAAATAATATGTGGACTAGATGTAATAANTCATATTATATTCCTTGGGTTATAAAAATCGATAATCAAATAGTACATACTTTTAATTTAAAAGACAAAGTAACAAAAGTATCATTTGACTCAAAATCAATAGGAGATACCTTAGCTTGGATGCCCCAGGTTTTAGAATTTAAAAATAAATATAATGCAAAAGTAGTAGTTAGTACTTTTCATAATGAATGGTTTGAAAAATTAGAAGTTTATAAGGATTTAACATTTATTAAACCTGATGTGCCTCAAAAAAGTTATGCTGAATACAAATTAGGTTGGTTTAAAAAAGATGGTAAATGGGATAAAGGACAAAATAATAAAAACCAAGCAAACGTTGTACCCTTAATTCAAACTGCTACTGATATTTTAGGTTTACCTTATAAAGAAATAAATCATGGTGTTGATTTTAAACCTAAAAAAAGACCAATTAAAGAAAAATATATTTGTATAGGTCCAAGGTCAACATCTGGTTTAAAAGAATGGCCTTATGAAAATTGGAGAAAATTAGCTGATAAATTATCTAAAAAAGGATATAAAATAGTTAATTTATCATATGAAGGTTTTAGTGGTAAAAATATTATTAATAAGGAAAAATTAGATTGGAAAAATACTTGGAATTATATGTATCATGCCGAGTTATTTATAGGATTAGGATCAGGTTTATCTTGGGCTAATTGGTCTTTAAATAAACATACTTTAATGATTAATAATTTTATACCCTTAGGATATGAATTTGCTAATAATATTACTAAAATAGAAAATAAATCAGTATGCCATGATTGTTGGGTAAAACCAGAATATGTTTTTGATGCTGGTAATTGGGATTGGTGCCCAGAACATGAAGGTACAGAGTTACAACATGTTTGTATGAAATCCTTAAAAGTAAATGAAGTATTTAATAAAGCATTAGATTTAATAGAACCAAAAGAAAAAAGCTTTGTATGGATAACAGGAGGAGATAAAGGTTATTTATCAATGATAGAGGTATTAGCTAAAAGTTTACTCAAATATTCTAAATATAAACTTATAGTATATGGTTTTAATTGTGATTCAGAAATTGATTTACCTAATGTAATAAATAAGAGAATTGATTTTCCATTAAAACCTACATTTGACCCCCAACGTGAAAAAGATTTATTTGATAAAGATTATTCTTTATACTTTGCAAAATATTTAGCTAGTATAGATTCTTTAAATGAAAATTATGTAAATTATGCTTGGTTAGATGGTGATGCTTTTGTAACAAAACATATAGATAAATCATTAAAACACATTGATGATTCAATAGATTATCCTTTATTTATGACTTATTATCATGGAGATATTAATCAATGGAGAAATATAAATAATATTAGATTAGAAGGAAGTTATGGTGGTGAATTATCATCTATAAAAGGGATAACACGAAATCCTCATAATACTATAATAGCGACTGGATTTTATTTTTATACTCAAAGATGCCATAATTTCTTTAAGGAATGTATGGATTGGAATAAAGAATTAAACCAACAAAATATTAAAATATGGGTAGATGATAACGCTTTCTCAGAAGAAAGAGTAGCTAATAATTTATTATGGGGCTCTAATCAAAGAAAAGTAATGCCTGTTACATGGAATAACTACTACAGCTCAGAAGATGAAAGAATGGTTAGTAGTTATTATTTAAATCAAGGTTTTGACGTAATGTACGATAAAGTAACACGGGAACCTTATTTTATACATGGTCCTGACCCATCAGTAAAACCTAAAGATAGTAACGTATTAAACATAGCTTTTAATGATTATAAATGTACTAAATTAATGATAGTTGCACATCCTGATGACGAATTAATATTTGGGGGAGCAGAATTAATTAAGTATGGACCTGAATATAAAGTTGTTTGTATTACTAATAAAAATAATGAAGTTAGAAGTAATGAATTTAAAAGTGTAATGGAAAAACTTAATGTAGGATCATATGAAATGTTAGATTATGATGATTTAATGCATCCTACTGAAGATTATGACTTATTAGATTATATTAATCAAAAAGAATGGGAAAAAATAGTAACACATAATCCTATGGGGGAGTATGGACATCCTATGCATAGAAAAATATTTGATGCTACTAAAGAATTAACTAATAATTTTTATGTATTTGGAAAATCTTCTAATAAATTAGATAAAAATACTTTAAATAAAAAAAATAAATTACTTAAATTATATGAATCACAACAACCTATTATATCCCAATTATTAAATAAAAATGGAGATTGGTTTAAAACTGATTCTGATACTAATTATATTGAATATGAATCAATAACTAAATATGATAAAAGAATAGATGTTAGACCTTTTATAGCTTGTTATGATAAATAAAAATTTAATTATTTTAACCTGTCATTGTGATACAGATAAAAAATTAAAAATATTAGAAGATAATATTAAAATATTAAAATTAAATTCTTTTCATATATTAATAATATCACATATACCTGTACCCTTTAAAATACAACAAAAAGTTGAATACTTTATTTATGATAAAAGTAATCCGATTTTACATCCACCTCAAAGATTATTTAGATTTTGGAACACAAGAGCTCACCCTACTAAAAAGAATAAAATATTAAGATTAGAATCTAACCACCCAGATTATGGTTGGACAGTTTTTAATCAATTTATTAAATCAAGTAAATTTGCTTTAACACTAGATTATAATTTTTATAGTTTTGTTAATTATGACATTGAATTAAATAATGATTTAATAACAGAATTATATTCCCCAAATAATTTTGTATGCTCTAAAGTAATAGATTCTAATAATGAAGAAAGATGGCCTAGTTTAGTATTTAATATTATTGGAAAAAATAATTTAAAAGATTTAATACCTAGAATTAATTTAGAAGATTATATAAATAAACCTAATGGTAAAGAAGCATTTAACTCAGCTGAAGATTATTGGAGAGTATTAATTGCAAAGTATGCCTATAATTTACACCCAGAAGTAATTAAGGATAAAGTAGATTTTGGTACACCTTTTATTTTTAACCAAAACATACATAATGATTCTTTTAGAATATTTTTTGAAAAAAGTAATAACTCTAAATTTTTAGCAAGATTATTTAAAGAAGATATAACATTATGTGTTAATGATTCTAAATTTAAATTAAAACCTATAGAACAAATTTTTAATTTACCTAAAGATATAAAAACTATAGGATATGAATTAAATGGAAAATATTTTGATTTGTTAGAAGAATATAATAAAAGTAGTAATCAACTTATAATAGAAAAAGATGCTTAAAGAATGTTTTTTAGTTAATGCTTATTGTGATACTAATGAAAAAAAAGAAGTATTACAAAATACATTAAAAGATTTAAAAAAATATAATAAAGATATAATATTATTTTCACATTACCCTGTAGAAGAAGATAGTACTCAACTAACAGATTATACTTTATTTGATTATAGTAACCCAATTATGGATTTAAAACATAGTGCTACTATACATTGGAAAAAATATAAATATTATAAATTAAATACTTTATATTTAGACTATGGTTATGCTGCTGTCCAACAATGGAAAAGAGGTTTAATATATGCCTATGATTTAGGATATGATAATGCTTATGTATTAAATTATGACTTAGTAGTAACTGACGATATTATCAAAACATCAGAAAACCATTTAAAAAAATATGATAATGTAATATTAGATTATGGTTTAGTTAAAATGAATGATGGTGGAAAATATGAACCCGCTCTTCATATGTCTTGGTGTGCCTTAAAACTAAATTCTTATATAGATAAATTAAAAGAAATAAGTTATAAAGATTATTATTATAATTCAGGATTTGGTGTAACCGAAAATTATATGTATGAAAAGCTACATTCAGATAACTCTATTGTAATACCTTTTAATGAATGGGAAAAAGATGTAATTACCTCTATAAAAATGGATACTGATTTTACTAAACATTATTATACTAGAGAAGGGTATAAATGGATAATAGGTGAAGAAAAAATATGGGTAAAAAATAAAGAAATTGGAACAAATAAATGCTTATTATTTTTATATGATATTGAAAAAGATTTAAAAGTTAAAATATCTATAGATGATAAAGTTATCTATCAATCTACATTACCATCAACTTTAGAGTACCATTTAATTTATTTACCTTTTGAGTTTAGTAAAGTTAAAGAATATATAGGAGAATATAAAAATAACAAATTTTACGATTCTATAAAAAACTTAAAACTTTCAATAAATAATTTGGAAATACCAAAAGAATTAATTAGATTAACCCCAATATCAGCAATAGAAGTAGCAAATGACAACATATAAAGAACGTATTTCATGCGAGTCCTGTGGACACACCGAATTTAATATTATATATGATTTTGGAAAGATACCATTAGCAGGTAGTTTTCCATTAGATACAGAAGTTAATAATATAAAATCATATCCCCTTAAGATAGTAAAATGTAAAAACTGTGAGTTAGTACAAACTAATACTTTAATACCACCTGAAACTTTATTTAAAGATTATAGGTATATTTCTTCTGTTGGTATGCAAAACCACTTTAATGATTTTGCTGATTGGTTAGTTAAGAATCAAAATCTAACAGCAATGCATGAAATTTTAGAATTTGGTTGTAATGATGGTCCTTTACTTGAGGCATTAAAATATAGAGGTATACATCACACTATAGGAATAGACCCAGCTACTAATATTGTAGAATTAGGTAGAAAGAAAAATTTAAATATAATTAATAACTTTTTTAATTATAGCTATGCAAAATCAATAGAATGGGAAGAAAAATTTGATTTAGTTTTAGCTAGTAATACTTTCGCTCATATTGAAGACATAAACTCAGTAATTAAAGGAGTTCATTATTCTTTAAAACCAAAAGGAAGATTTATATTTGAAATACAGTATTTAGTAGATCTAGTAGATAAATTCCAGTTTGATTTTATGTATCATGAACATTTATTTTATTATACTGTAACTAGTTTACAAAAATTACTTTTAAAATATAATCTTAAAATAATTGATGTAAAAAAAGTACCAATACATTCAGGATCCCTTAGAGTAGTAACAACTAAAGACACATCAGAACCTAAAAAAGAAATAGTAGATAATCTTATAGAAATAGAAAAAGATTATAAAGATTTAAGTAAATTTAGTTCTAAAATATCTTTTGCACTAAATGATTTAGGTGCTCAATTAGGTTTAATAGAAGAAATGGGTAAAACAGTAGCGGGTTATGGAGCTTCTGGTAGAGCAAATGTATTAACTAGTACTAAAAACTGGAATACTAATAATTTAATGTATATAATAGATGAATCACCTGAAAGATATGGTAGATATACATCAAATGGAAAAATACCTATTTACCCACCAGAATTTTTAGAATCAGATCCACCGGATTATATACTAATATTAGCTTGGAATTTTGCAGATATGATTATTGAAAAAACAAAACATTTAGGAATACCTTATATAGTACCTTTTCCTGAAGTAAAATATATAAAACCATGAAAAATGAAAAAATATTTATAACCGGGGGTGCAGGGTTTTTAGGTTCTAACTTAGTAAAACGTTATTATAATGATAATGAAATAACAGTTTATTCAAGGGATGAGGCAAAACATTATTATCTTAAAAAAAGATTTCCTAATATTAATTGTGTTATTGGTGATGTTCGTAATTTTGATTTATTAAAAAGATCTTCTAAAGGACATACTATTGGTATTTTTGCTGCTTCATTAAAACAAATAGAAGCTGTAGACCAAAATGTAGAAGAAGGTGTTAGAGTATTAATTGATGGATCTATTAATTCAAGAAGAGCAGCAGAAGAAAATAATATGGAAGCTGCTTGTTTTATTTCATCCGATAAATCTAGAGCTGCTACTACCTTATATGGCTCAATGAAATTTATAGCTGGAGAATCATTTATAGTAAATGCAGAAAAATCTAATGTAAAGTTATCATCTGCTATTTATGGTAATGTTTTAAATTCAACAGGTAGTATTATTCCTTTAATTTGGGATTCTATTAACAGAAACTATCCACTTACTTTATACTCAGATGAAATGACTCGTTTTATGATTGACATAGAAGAAGCTATGGATTTAATTGAAGTTGGATTAAAAGTAAGTGGTTATAATGTTGTACCGAACTTAAAAGCATTTTTAGTTAAGGATTTATTTGAAATATTTAAAGATAAATTTGGTTTAAAATATAATATTGGTGAACCTAGAATATCAGAAAAAATACATGAAATAATGATTGCTAAAGAAGAAGCACCTAGAACGTTT